TAAGATGCTGCGGTTCCAGGAGCAGCACTACCGTTAGCAGGATCAACAACTTGGAGCCAATGCGTAGTGCTTAAAAGCTGATCTCCGATTGCATTACCAGCAGTGTCTCTAAGAACGGAAAATTGACTACCAAAGGTGTCAATAGCCGCTTGTTGCGTAGTTGGATTTGTTGCGTCACCAAGTTTTACAATGATGTCTTGGTAATTTACCTGACCCGTTAACTCTGACCTAATTGGTAAAGCTGAATTCATGTCTGCCATGGAAAACCCCTATTAATCTGTTTTAGCTTCTGCAATTTTGGCAGTAAGCTCTTCTTCTTTTAGTTTAGAAGCATCAATGCTTTTGTTAAGTCTGTCGATTTGTTCTTGAAGTTCTAAAATACGGAGTTCCTGCTCTTCTTTAGCGGCATTTACGCGCTTATACTCAACTTGTAACTTTTTTAGCTCATACGCAGTCATATAACACCCCCTTTTAAGATTGGATTAAAGCATGATTTCCAAAACCTGTATTCTAGCTTCGAAATCGGCTATAGAAGGTCTGGCATTATATACTTGAATAACAACGGTTTGACCGGCGTTTAAAACTAGCCCAGAATCGTTTCCACTGGTAAAGTCAAACATTTGGCTTAAATCGCCGCCGAACATGGTTCTAACCGTATCTTGAGTAACGGAATCGATCATTAGATCGTATCTAGCAACGTTTTCTCCAGAAACCGGACATCTTTGCAAAACAGATTGTTTACCGCTTGGAACCGTATAAGAAACTATTTGAACCGTGGCACCAATAGCAACAGATGTGACTTGATTATAAGTACTTACGACTGTGGAATTAGTACTTGGAATGCTTTCAACAATGACGTTAATGGATCCATCGGGATTTACATTAAGAGTATTATTTTCAGGGGCAGATCCTAAAATATGTACGTCACCAATTTGAATCGTGCCATCGAAAGCCACTGGCAATGGATTAGTGCTATCAATGGAATTACCAAAGCTATCTACAGGGGTTACACGCCAAGAATTGCTTGGTTCTTGAATATATGAAGCGTATAAACGTTCTTCCATGGGAAGAGTCGATTTTGGCTGAGCCCACGCAAACAGAAATGAACCAGCGGCTAAAGTGTAAGCGCTAACATCAACTCTATGTTGTAGATTTTGACCTGGAGCCCCAACTAGGATTTGGGTATTAGAGATCACATATTTAATTTGAACGTTTAAAGGTGGTAGGAGTGGGGCTTGTAAAATTACGTTTTGTTTTACAAACAAGCCCAAGGTAGTGGTTAAGGTTATTTGACCTTCGGTACCGCCATTAGCAGCAAATTGAATAGGCGCGACTGCGCTGAGATTTCTCTCAGAAGGCATATAAACGATCCCTTACCCTAAAACCGCAAACCATTTTGCGGAGTTACTTAAAAGATTGCTATATTTGAGATGAAGGATTATGGTTCAATTAATACGTAACCAACGGTTGAAGTATCGCTAGAACTGCTACTATTTATACCAAAACTGGTTCCAGGAACACGGTTGGTCACGTATTGGATGCCAATAGTACCCCCCATGGCTTGCGTGGTGAGCATAATTACGGTGCTAGAAGTGACGACAGCAGTGGCTACGGTAACGGCTCCAGCAGTCAATGTAGCGGTTCCAGTAGCCGTAATGGAGCCATGAGCCGTAACGGCATTGATTTGAGCCTGAATATTGGATGTTGATCCAGCGAGGTAGCTTAATTGGGTAGAAGTAATTTCACCATTAGACAATAAGGTGGAATTAATTGCCGATGATAGATTTTCATAAGTAATTGAAGCATTTGCTCCATTTTGAACCAATGTGTATAGATCGGATCCAGAAGTTGTAGAAACCGAAGGTAATTGACTTATTTTTTGATTTGCCATTTTATATTCCTAATTTTAATTAACTTTCTAATAACAAATAATCGATTCCATCTTCTAATTCAAATAGATCGCCGGTTTCAAGCAAGAGAGAGCTTTCCGTGGTAACGGATGTCCAATAGATCCCAATGCGCACCGGACCTTCGTATCCGCATCCACAATTCCAAGGCACGTATCCAGGAGGTAAAACTTCGGGGAAACCAGCTACAAAGCAGGGTTCATAGGGATAACCGGCATTACCATGGCAATTGCACCCATATCCTGGTGCTGCGGGGAAAAGAACGGTATAGCCGAGATTGGTAAAATATGTGGCCACAAAGGTGGGGCTAACTAAAGCAGGAAGATAAGGTTGGACCTGAAAAAAGCCATTTGAGATCGCATTTTGGATTAAAACCGCTGTAGAAGCGATAAAAGCGTTTTGAGCGGTTGTGACTGCGGATGTAATAGACCCACTGGAATCTAAATTAGCATCATTTGCACTTGGAATCGTAATAATAGCCATAAGGGTAAGATTGGCTATTTAGACAGATTTATGGCCCATCTTTTTTTACCACAATCCCAAATGCGATATAAACCCAAAGAAAGGGCTAATTCCTTTTCTGTATTGGCCATGGTTCCTTTAGCCCCCTTTTTTAATAAGTTCTTTTTTTGGCAACTTTGTTTAGATATACGACTTTCTCTTTTAACATAAGAATAGTCGGGACCCATTTCTTCTTCTAAGATAAAACCCATTTTTTCATATACACGACCCTCAGACCAACGATTGTCGGACCAGGAAATTAATTTAGAATAACCTAATTTTTTAGTATGAGAAATTAGGGCTTTAAGTAGTTTAGACGATCCACCAGGGATTGATACTTCAGACTTAAAGGCTAACCTGTTTAGAACAAATACTTTTTCTTGTCCTTGCCTATGATGTTTATCGCCGGTCATTACGGCTAAAAGTTCATTTTTAAAATAAAGACCAAAAGCAACTGATAGTGTAGATGCACCTTGAATATGATTATCGTCTAAAAACCTAATTGCTTCCTTTTTATCAACAATTCTAAGATCTGTTTTTCTAGCTCCTATACTTATCGAATTTTTTCCCATAACAGAAAGTAAATAATTTTTAATTTGATTTGAGCGATCACGCCATTCATCACCAAAAATATGAATAAGGCGGATACCATTTTCGTTAGCTAAAAATGTTTTATTTAAATGAAAATTATAGTTTTTTTTATATTTTTCACAATGCCATATCAATCCATTATATTCAATGCCCAGTTTAATTTCTGGTATATATACATCTAATTCTAAATATTTTTTAGAATTTTTGGAATCGTAATACAATTTTTCTTTATTTGCATTAGCAAATATTTTTTGTACCCATTTAAGAATTTCTCGTTCGACTTCTGAAGTTCCTTTTGAAGAGCATTCTGGACATTTTCTACCTCTTTTAAAATTATAAAAAGTTGAGGTATTATAAGCATGTCCTTTAGGACAAATAAGACATATTTTACCATTTGGATCATAATTGTCTGAAGAAAGAGTGTATCCTCTTTTTTCTACAAAATTTTTAATATCCTCCATCGAATGTGGTCTATTAGGGGCACAATATCGACACCTTACTTTAGACGACAAAAAACCGTTCATGCGAATTGAAGTATTATGTCCTTTAGGACAAATAACACTTAGTTTTTGATGAGCATTTTTGTAGTTTTCTGTTACTAATGAATATCCTTCTTTTTTAAGAACTTCTTTTATTTCTTCTAATGTGTATCTTTTTATGCCACTGCAAGTAAAGCATCTAGACCCATTCCCAATGTAATTGGTTAAAGAAGTGAGGTATGAATGGCCTTTCGGACAACACATCTCCAATTTTTGATGCATATTTTCATAATATGGTGTAATAAGAACGTATTTTTCTTTGGCAAGTATTTTTTTCACTTTATCTAGATCGTAAACCGTTTTGTCAGAACAAGAAGGACATCTATGACCCTTAGATCTAAAATTGTTTAGTGTAACTGACCAACTGTGTCTTTTAGGACAAACAATATCCACCTTAGTTCCACTATTTACATATTTAGTAGAAACTAAATCATATCCTTCTTTTCTCATTATTTCTTTAACTTTTTCAATATCAAACTTAGTGCTCATATTGTAAGATTAAGACACCGACTTAGTTATGTCAATAAAAAACCCCTATACGGTTAAGTATAGGGGCAATATTAATAAATATTAATTATTTAATCAATTAAGGAAGGCTTACTGCACCGGATTCAGCGTCATTAGGCGCACTTTCATCGGTCATAAACGTGCCCTTGTAGGTGATATTGATCTTGCTTGTAGCTCTAGATTGAAACGAATTTGAGTTCGTATCAGGTAAACAATTGATGATCGTAGCCATTGAAGGACCTGTAGGATTCTCACGGTCCCCAATAGAAATCGTAACCGGTCCCAAACCTAGGAGCTGATTAAGCGTTGGGAACTGACCCAAAGCTTTAACACCATATCCGTAAACACGGAAACCGGAGCACTGTACATTTACGGCATTGTAAGCAGTAAGAGTAATTTCATCTGGACTATAACGACCCAAAATATGAATATCTTCGCTAGAAATGCTTTCGCTAACCGTACATGAATCAAAAATACCAATAACTTGTGGGCCTGAACCATTGTCAATACTTACAACAGACCTACCACCAGTAATAACTCTGGAAGAAGGTGGTGAAGTAGTTCCGGTACGTCCGCTTGTATCAATAATTGCCATATATTCTCCTTAAAATTCTTAGCTAGCTGACTGTTGAACAGCCGATAAAGATAGGTCGATCGCTACGAAATAAATGGCCGTAGTAAGCTTGGCCTCGACATTTACATACATAGAAGGAGCTGAAATAGTTACGCTAGCATTTTTATATCCAAGAGGAGCATCGCTAGATGTTGTAACGATTTTAGCCTTCTTATAGAAGTCAAAACGTTGTTGTAATAGCGCTAGACCGGCAGAAGCGCTAATATCGGCCACAGACTTGCCCACAATCGCACTTTGGAATGTTTGTGCTAAGTCTAGAGCTAAAATATCACTTAAGTATACTGCTTGAATTGCATTATAAACGAAATTGGTATCGAGGCCATAGGTTGTTTGGTCCGAGACCCATGGAATTCCTGATGTATTTTGAGTTAGCACTAGAAGACCAGCCGTTAATGCATCACTGACATCATCTGGATCACCGGAGTTATATCCGGTTGGATCCTGAAACGAAACAATGTTAGCTAAATGATTTGTAATACTCTTATAAAAACCACCAGCTTGCATACCTGCAGCAACACAAGAACCATACCAAGGCAAGAACAACGTATTAACGCCTTGAGAATTAACCTGAGTGACTTGTTGACATGTGAGAGCACAACGATAGGTAGCCAAACTTTGCGCTTGAGCTTTGCAATTAGCATAGGTGTCATTGATAGACAAAATAGCCATACGATTGCGTTTAAGTGTAGGCGTTGAATACTGGATACAATGAGATTTTACCAATTCATTGATGGCATCGATCGTATACGTTGAACTTGGATCCGTGTTTCCAGCGGCGATATCAGCTGTAGCATCTTGTGAAAAAAGAGGAACGATGATATTGACCTGAATACCAGGCATTTGAGCAATTGCGTTTACGATATCAATAGCACGTGTTGGCCCTAAAGATCCACCAGCGAGATATGTTAGAGAAGACGGATCAGGTAACCCAGCAACTGCGGTAGGAGTAAAGCTAACTGCCAATGAAGTTCCAAGAGTTTTTTGGAAAGTATAAGCACTGTCTTTAATACGACCGGGTTGTTGCATTTCTGAACTGCAGATTCCAACTGCGGTTGCATGGTCCAATGCAGACGTTGGTAGCTGAATGCTTGAAGGAAGCGCGGTTGCTGTATATCCAGGTTGAGAATTAATGTAAGTAGCTAGTTGGCTAATCGTAGTATAATTTGCCAATGTAATTGACAAATTAGTACCAGTTCCACCGGTAACCGTTGTAGTTAACATTGTACCATTGATCGTCATCGTAGCCGTAGTACCTTCATACCCGATCGTCATAGCGATATTTGGATTGATATTTAATGTTTGGTTGAAACCAGCGCTTGCATTGGTTACCTGAACTTCGACACCAGGTTCTTGACTGCTGGTGTTAAGTCCAGCGACTAAACCTAATGCAGCTAGGTCACCAGGAGTACTATCGATTAGCTCAAATGACTTGCCATAACCTTCGCTATACGCAGCTGCATCTACACCAGCAGGAGTTGTTCCTGGGGTCGTAGAATAGCTGATTTCGATGGTATTAGAAGCGGTTCCAGCAGAAGCCGTTAGGTCTACCGTAGCTGTTGCAAAAGCGGTATTGAGTGATGTGATCAACGTAGCTTGATTCGTGATCGTTCCTTGAGGGGTTACTACCGTAGCTGCTCCGCCGTTGATACGTACAGAGAATGCAGCACCACTAAGACCAGTATAAGACCCGATTGTGGTTCCAGTTACAGAAGGAGCTACTTCGGCATCGAGTGAAGTAACGGTGAAATTATATAGATTTCCACCAACACCCCAGTTTAGTGCCTCAAATGTGCCATAAACAGCGGAATGAGCCTGAACTGAAGCAGAAGCTTTGCTACCGATATTTGTTTTCAAAATATAGATAGAGTTTGCGGTTCCACTGATATCGGGATCGTTGCTAGGAGCGCTTAAAGCCGCAAAAGCGTCAACGATTGGACCGCTGGTATACATGGCACGAACCGTGTTTAGAGCGCTTGGACCATAAAAATTGTTAGCCAAGACCGCCTGAGTGTAATCTGGACCACCAGCGGCTTCACCCATGATAAGGACGACGCCAGAAGTAGCAAGCCCAGAAGAGCTTGAAATTACTTGTTTATTTACATATGCGCCCGGTACATTAGTGTTGAGCCATGGAGTAACGATTGATTGTGACATAGACTATTCTCCTATTACTTAACTTTTTTTAATCCGAAATTCTCTAGGCCTTGAGCAAAGAGTTCGGGCGAATTCATTCCAATTTTTTTCAAATGTAGCCAAAGCGCGCTTTCCAAAGATTTACTTTTACCATATTTGGATTTGCAGCCTGTCCAAAATATGCGGAATGCTTCCCTTTTTTGAACTTCGGTGAGCGTTCTAGGTTGAGGCTTATATAGACTAGCGCGATAAGCTTTAGCATCTTCTAAGCTCATTTGCATTTCAGCAACGACGGATTTAATGGTTTTCTTTTCTTTAGCCATTTTTATTTTCTCGTACCGCGCTTTTGATCCATAGCACCCATGAACTTAGCAAGCTTGATATGACCCTTCATGGGCATTTCATGAGCGGGATCCGCATTTTTTTCTTCGTGTTGTTTAACATTGCGTTCAACTTCTTCGCCTAAAGCAGCATCGGCTTTTTCGTCTGGGTTGTTACCCATTTCATCACTTTTGCCTAATTTGGCTTTTATGGCGCCATCAATTTTGTCAGCACTTTTATCAGAATAGCCTTCACGCTTAAGTTTGGAATGAATCTTTGCCCAGTCACCCTTGGCTAGATTAGAGGCTTTATACATTTCCTCTGCTTTTTGAAGTACGGCAATAGCAGCTTCTTTTGGCGAAATTTTTTTATCGGACATAGTTGATCCTCTATTACCTTAAGATTACTTAAAGGCCCTTCTTTTTCCTGTGTTTGTCTAAAAAATCCTTTAAATTTCCAATACTTGACTTCTTAATGTCCTTAAAATTTTCATTTTTAAAGAAAACAGAAGGTTTGTCCCCAGCCTGACCTGGTTTTTTAGCTTTTGGGGCTTTAACAACGGCTTGGGAACCCACTTTCATCGGCGATCCGCTATTACTAACGGAGGGAGAAATAACTCCAGGGACCGCTGCTGGAACCGTAGGTTTTAACCCAGCCATAGCAGATTTAGTTAGTTCTTCAGCTTTTTGAAGAACTTTAATCGCTACTTCTGCCGGAGTATATTTTTTATCCATATATGAAAAGATTGGCTAAATAAACAATTTATTACTCTTTTTAAGATTTTCTGTGGCCGTTAAAATCTGAAGATTGCATGGCACGTGTAGACCGCATATGTCCGAATGGTGTAACGGGATTATATGATCGACATGATTAGGAATCCCGGTCTCCTTAGTTAGTCTAGCAGCCTCTATATAAATGGCTTCAATTTGAAGTAATTGGGACTTAGTGAGCCATTTAGGAGTGGCTTGTAACTTACTTAATTTACGTTTTCTATTCCTGGCATTAATCTTGCCTGGATTATATTTTCTTACGTTTTTATTGTAAATAGCTATATCTTTCTTGTGAGCGATATAATATGCTGCCGATTTCGCGTTAATTTCTTTTTTATGTTCGATATAATGAACCGCTCGCTCTTTTTTATGGGCAGCATCGTATGCGGCTTGATATGCGGCTTTTTCTTCCTTATGTTCGCTACGGTAAATGGCTTGACGAACGGCGATTTTTTCTTTATTTGGCAAATAATTAAGATTTTGGCAAGTCTTACAATTAAAGCATAGGCCGTCTTTGGAATGCCTATCCTTACTGAATTCCATCAATTGCCTATCTTTTTTACATTTAGTACAAGTCTTCATATAGCCTTGTATATCGTTAAGACGCCCTATTCGTTCTGTTCAGCTATGTCGCGAAGCGTACTCCAATTAACCGTTGATAGATCTTCTGAAACATCCGTTATATTGCTGATAATTTTAACGCCACCGGTAAATCCATCCCCGTTGCCCAAAGCAACATTTTCTATAATTCTGTGTGGCTGCATATACCAACGGTTTTCAACTTGTCCCGTTATATTAATATCGCGACTCCAAATTAACTGCCCGGAATCGCTATAGTCGGGATTAGGATACATACCGCTGCTTGAAATCAAACTTTCGGCATACCCATCTTTTTCCAAGAGAACTTGGCGATATCTTAAAAGAGAGTAAACGGTGATAGAATGAAGCCAGAGCAGCGTGTTCTGATCCATAGCATTGCAGACGATCTTGTAGGGCTCCTGCATGAACGTGTGTCCAATTTTACTTTCATAGTATTGGAATTCTGGAATAATGCCGTAAACCGCAGCTTTTAATACAAGACCGGTTAAAAGATTTACTTGATTTTGAACTGTTATACTTTGAATCACATACCCATTACCAGTAGATGGATCTACAAGAACCATGCCAGGAGATACATTGCTTACGTCTGTTGTTGGAGTAAAAGTAAATGCGCCAGTCGTGGAGTTATAAGTACCTGGAACCGGTTTTGTTACATAAGCAATGGTTTTATTAATATTGTTTGGAAGAAGTTTTACAGATTCTGTGGAAAGATCCGCCATATGCTTCATATCAGCTTTTTCGTTAGAAGTGCCCAACTCAATTGTAATGGACGGAAACTCCATTTTGTCATCACGAGCAGATAGAAGAATGTTAATTCGATTATTCAAAATCCATTGTTTTGCGGAGGCTATCTGACTCCCGTATCTCTCTTTGAGGTAGGGGTTAGAAACGGTATCTCCCAATATGTCGTCAAGAAGCCAATCGTTCTTTCTGATATCTTCAAGACCTAGCTCTAGCATGGTTTTTATCCGGATGTCCCCAAGGAATAAACTCATGGCTATCTCCCTTTATACTTCTCTACAATTTGTGGTAGCCAATTCTTTGTCCATTCTTGTTCAGCCCAGGTTCTCGCTTCTTCAAAAAAATTACGGGCTTCTACTGAGGGATGAATCCATTTATCTCTTTGATTTTCTTTATCGGTAACGGTTCTAAATGTAGTAATAGAACGTTTAACAGAACCATCTTTTTGTTTTGTTTGATAAATAGATAGGCCGTGGAGCTGTGGAGTATTTCCTTTACCAGGAGTATAACTATCGATATCAAATCCGTGAAGTTTGCCAGTACGAGGACTACCAGTTGCGGGATCAAGCTCTAACTTTTTAAAAGGAATTCCTCTTTTTTTCAACTCAGACTTAACCTTGTTTACCATATTTGTTTCATAACCACTGGTGTTAGGAGACATTTGAGTTTGAGTTTTTGCTTGATTCATAGGAACAACGCGGTATCTAGTTCCATCTTTAGCGGTTTTACCTTCTTTTAATAAGCCAGGCTTCATATCATATGGCTCTGGTCTACCGGTTTCAATCCATTCTGCTTTGCTATTTAAGGTAATTACCCAAATAAAATCTCCAATTTGTTCGGGAGGACTTAAATTTTCTAAATATTGTTCTCTAAAAGAATGTAGTTTATTTTGAGCTTCTTCTTTGATATGTGCATGCGTTGCTTTGGAAATACCTTCCACGCCTTTTTGAACATCTTTGCTAATTTGTTTAGCAAAATTCTCTAAGTATTTTTCAAGAGATGAAATGTCAAGATTTACTTTAATATCTGACATATTTAACCATTTTGGGGAGGCTTAATTGGAACCCCTGAAGGTCCCATTACACGCCCTTCTTTCATATTAATAAATCTAACAATTCCATTTTTATCAGTAATTTTCATTTGCCCTTTAGCATTTATTCCATGTTCTGGAACTGGTTCTTTAGCAACATGACTGGTAGTATTCTTTGTAGGAAGTTTTGCGAGGCCTTTTACCCCGCTTGTGTTTTTGGGTCCTGTGCAGCTCCCTCCGAAGAAGCTGCTTGTTGTGGAGGTGTTTGGCTTGGATCTTGCTGTGTCATTTGCTGTTCAGGCATTTTAGGTTCTAAGCCTAATAGCTTGCAAAGTTCAATCATGCTCTTTAGCATTTGAATACACGAATTATAAAGAGGTTGATTTTGTTCTTTAGTAGCTTCCAAAGATGCTTTATTGGACTTGAATCCGGCTAGAGTCTGACCGACCATATCTAGAACCTGTTGTTTTTTTTGTTCATTAGCATGATCATCGAGACCGCTTTGCAATACGCCAGCCATATCTGGTTCGTCTTGATCATTTTCAGATAGTTGTTCATTGGCAAAATTTTGATCATTCGACTGATCTTCATTATTTTGATCTGAATTTTTATCACAATTTGGGCAGTTGCAATCATGGTCTTGAGCCATATCGGATTCGCTGTCACCAATATCATTTTTTTGTGCATCGCCAAAGTTTTCTTTGACACTAACGTTTTCCTTCATTTGATCGCCTTGAGGAAGTTCGGTGTTGTCAATTTTTTTAGCTTCGGTTTCAGGGGTTTGCGAGCCCTTTCCAGGTTCTTGGTCAAGTAAGCCCAATACTTGCTCAGCGGTTTCATGCCCTTGTAAATTAGGATCTTCTTGACCCATTTGACCTGGTTC